AGCTATATATTCTTTAGCTTGTTGTTTATATAAAGAATAAGTATCTGAAGATGTTTGATTTTGTAATTGAATTAAATTAGACCAAGTAGAAAGCACTGCGGGAAGTACATTCCAAGTTCCTGCCTTATTACTTCCTAAAGGATTTTTAAATATGGTTTTAGTTAAATTATCAAATAATCCCATTATTTCATTTTCCTATGATCCATACACATTAAGCGTTCTAATATTACTTGATCATGTCCTTCAGCAGATGCATAATGTCTTATTCCTATTATACTGAATCCAAAATGTTCTGCTAAACGAATTGCTTTCTTATCCATTATATCACAATATGCTTCAAGTCTTCTACATGTTTTAGGAACATATAAAGCAAAATATTCATAAAATAATTTAACTATTTTAAACACGTGCTTATGTAAATTTTTAGATGCAACTACACAAGGAAAGTATGTTCCCATACCTCCATAAGAAAAGCCATATATAGCTATTACTTCATTATTGTAACGAACTGTAAAGAAAGGATTTCCATTTGTAAAGATTTCGTTATAAATAATTTCTTTACTCATTATATCAAAATCAGCTTTAGCTTCTTTTCTTACATCTATTTCTTTGAAATCTTCTGTTTTAAATTTAGTTATACTATAGCTCATTTACTTCTACTCCAATAATAAAGCCAGCTACAGTACATGGAAAACCTGGTTCACTTTTTAATTGTAATCTATAATCACAATCCCAAGCAGAAGGTACAGGTATATCTACTTTTCCTGTTAATAAAGTTGGAGCTTCATCCATATTTTTAGAAGGATCAAAGGTTATTAATTTAGACACGGAACCCTTATCCAAACGATTAATTTCAATACCTAAAGATCTTTCAATATACATTCTTAATTTATAAACTCTAAGTTTAGACATTTTCGTAGATAATTGTTTATCTTGAAAATCTCTTTCTAAAGTTTCTAAATAGGCTTCATAAGGTAAACCAACCCATACATCTTTACAAGCTGTAGATAAAGTTATTTGTCCATTTTCTACAATGTATTCTCCTTCATAAGCTCCTTCATCCATAACTCGAACTTTTTGTCCTTCAAGAAAATCAAGTCCTGTTATAATTTTACGAGGTATATTATCTGTTACTTTTGCTCTTTTAGCACAATCTAAATAACAAACCTCTGCTTGTGAAATATCATTATTAAAATTTTTAGTTAATAATTCTAAATATCTTTTTGTTGTTCCATTTATTATTCTTTCAATACAAAGTACTAACATATCTTGTTTATATACATTAGAAGGTAATACAGCCATATCTATAACTTTTGTATCTTCTCCTGCAATTTTACTTTGTGACCAACCAATAACATCTTGAGCTCTATCGTAAGTTAAAGACAACAAAGAACCATCTTCTTTTAAACACCAATAAGTATTATTAGGTTCTTTTTGGAAAGCTAATTTTTTAACGCCACCTACAGTAAGTCCTTCTGCTAATACAGTAAGTTCAGGACCTACAAAAGCATCTTGGTTATAATCATAAGAAAGGGAACGTAATGTTCTTTGTAATCTCTGAATATAAACTATATTATCGTCATTTAAAACAGGATCAGCATTATAACTGCCATAAGAAGATTCCATATTAGATACTACATCATTAGGAGTTATTGCTGTACCTCCTGAATATAATCTTATTTCTCCTAATTCTGTTCCTATTAGTAAAGATTTAATAGAAGCTATCCAAAAGATATCTGATATTTTACTAGAGGATATATCATAATAAACAGAATTAGTATCTGTTATTTCACCTTCATAGTCAGAATAAGCATAGTTTTTATAAGCAAAAGAATTAGACATCCAGATCCAAGGACGATCTGTCATACCTGCCCATACTAATCTTTGTTGATGAATAGTTACTTTTGTAGGATAAGTAACAGGATAATCATCATTACCTGAAGATCTGTGCCATACACCCAATCTCCATTCAGAAGTAGGTTTTTTCATCCAAGATTGATCTACATCATTTATAAAATTACGATAAGACCATTTTACAGTAATGCCGTTTGTCTTCTGTGTAAAAACACTATTTTTAGTTGTACCATTTAATAACACTGCTATATCAGTTATAACAGTTTTATCATCTTGAATTTTTGTATTTACTGTTTTTATAGTACCTATAACAGTTGTTTTTCCACTATCTGAATAAACATTTTGATCAACAGCTACATTATCTTCTGCATAAATTATTTGTCCTACTTCTTCCCAGCTCCAAACCTTACTGCTTTTCTTTTCTTTATATAAATATTTTTTACCTAAAACTGTTATCTGTTTTATATTGTTTACAGTTGTAATAGCTGATACAGTACCTAATTTAGTTTTTTTAGAACTATTAGAATAAATTTGTACACCTACTATTGTTTCTTCTTCATTTTTGCCACTATAAACAGTAGTCTTAGTTAATGTCCAAGCACTATTAGATAATCCTGTTATTTTACCATAGCTCCATTTATCTTCATAAGAATATGTATTCTCATTATAACGTGGAGTACATATACGAATCCATCTGCCTATATCTTCTTCTTTTAGAGTAAAATTTTGTAAAGTAACTAGAGAATTATCTATATTAGTATCTGTAATAGTTACAGTACGATCCATTTGATAATTCTGATTTAAATAAGGACCATCTTCTGTTTCAAAAGGTTCTATTGTCCAATTATATTTATCCTTACGAGTTAAAACATAAGGTGGCATAGTACCATCATCACTTGGATCATCAGGATCAGGTTCTAATTGTTCAAATGCTAAATATACTACATCTAAAGATTGAACATAAGAAATGTGTTTTAAATATCTACTTTTAAAAGGAGTAGCTATAGTATATTGTTCTGTAGTATCATCTGGGTCTTCTACTGGACCAAATTTAAATTTACCTTCCTCATCTTTTCCAAAAGTATAAAATCGTATTTCTTCATCTCTAAATTCTAAAAGTAAAGTTTGATCAATACTAAATATAAAAGGAAGTAAAAAGGTATTCTCATTAGGATTACCTAAATCATATATAAACTCGGTACCTGTTCTCTTTTCTAATGGACCATATCGAGAACATATAAAATTCATAGCATTGGCTACACCATTATTATATTGTTTTAAATCATCACGAGAATATAGCTTAGAAGATAAAATACCTGAATTAAATATATTTTGCTTATCAACAAGTTTTACCATTAGTCTTCCTCTAATTCATCAGACATATCTACTCTTAAACTTTTAGTAGCACTCCAATCTCCATAGCGGATACCTATAACTTCACCTTCAGGTCTTAATATATTTCTTTCTCTTGCATTAATTGATTTTGCTGCTTTTAATTCTTGTTTAGCAAATCTAGACATAAAATCAGCTAAACTAACAGAAGCAGGTAATGTATAAGCCAATTCAGCTGCTAATTGAGCTACAAAAGCCGAAGCTAATGAAGCATCAAATTTAGCAGCATCTATATCTGCTGTATATTTAACATGTACTTCTTCTATATTACATAAAAATATATCTCCGTCTAAATCAAATAAAGCTTCTCTAGGTCCTGCATTACGATTATAATAATCATCTAAATCAATATAAGTTTCACCTTTATCTATAGATACTTGTACAATACGTAAACATTCAGGAGCTTTTGGAATTTGATAAGCATATTTCCAACCTCTTGTATCTACGTTTTTCAACCTAGAAAGAGCTTTAGTAATTCTAGCACAATTCCAATCATTACAACGAAGAAGTTTTCGTTTAACTATATCTACTTTTGCTTTAACTGCTGTAACTACTGGAGATACATCTTCGACATTATCCAGCGATTGTATTGGTTCTTGACCAATAGATACAAGAGCAGCATTAATCAAGTCAATATATCCTGGTTTTGCCATTTATTTTATCCTTTTTCTTTTTGTAAATTTTTATCTACTATAGCTACAGCTTTTACTGTTTTCAATATTTTATCTACTTCAAGAATAATAAATTCATAGTATCCTATTAAAGTATTTCCTTCAAATCTAAAAACTCTAATCATATCCCCTACTTTAGCAAAGGTATATGTTGGATTAAAGAAATCTGGATCTTTAATATCAAAATGAGTATCTACATTTGTACTGTATGTGTAAATACTATGTTCGGCTCTACTATTTGGAATAATTGTAATCAATTTAGCATTAATAACTTTCTTACTGGCAGATAATGCTCTTTGATCTTCTACAACTTTTGTGTTTGCCATAAATCCTCCTTTAATTTAATAAAGGTATAGAGGAAGAAAATCTTCTCTCTATACCTGCCCTATTATTTATGATCCTAAACTAACTATTGCGGTAGTTATTGATTTTTCTGCTACATTTTTTGCAGTTACTCTTAAAATACCGAATGCTGTAGAATTATCATTAACTAAAATAATATCTCCTACTTTTACGGAACCTACAAGTTCTGCATGACTAAAATAGCTAGGTCCTTTTATTTGAGTCCATTTGTCTGCTTTTGCAGGACTTTTTTCATCATTCGGGTCAATAACATACATATAGATTGCATTGGTAGCTCTAGCTACAGGAGCAAATAATTTAATATCAACTGTCATTATATATCCTCCTATGACGAACTTACTGTATTTGCTACATCAAATGTTAAAGCACCAGTTTCATCAATTAAAACAGTACCTAATTTTCTTCTCATATAATAAAGAATAGTATCATCGTCTGTTTCTTTTACACGAGTTTTATCTACGCCACCTAATGCTAAACCTACGCAAGATTTAACAAAAGCATTACATTTAGTAGTAGCTCCTGCTGAACCAGTTGTTCCTGCGGGAAGATCTGGATCTACTCTCCAAACCATATCCATCCAGAATCTACCTGATTCTGCTTTAGTGAATAAGTAAGGAAGTTGTTGCATAGTGATGACATCAGCGTGATAGAACTGTTTAATATTCATTAACTGATTCCATTGTTCTACACCTACATTAATAACAGGAAGTTCTTTATTTCTAAAGATATGATTCTTTTGGAAATGTGACCAGATGTTATGAGCTACATCAAGTGTCATACCAGAAGTATCAGCTCCTGTTACAGTTTGTGTAGATGAATTAATAGCGTTTAAAATTAATTCATCAATTTTAACATTCATAGAAGCTATTGCGTTATCTGTGATAACTAACATACCATTTGCTGAAGTTGAGGAAACTTCTTGTTCATCAATTTCATCACCTGCGTAGTATGTTTGAAGGTCGCAAGGAACTCTATCTAAAGAGCCACCGTTACGAGGGATTTTACCAAAACGAGCTTTTTGTCCTGCTGGTGTACCTGCATGAGAACGGTTAAAGTAAGTTTTATCACCTACTGGAACGGGTCTAACAGTTACTAAGTCAGCATACAATGAATCTCTTTTTTGGTAGCACAATTTAATTTCTGAAGAAAATTGTTCTTCTACTAAAGGTAATAAATTCATTTTGTACTCCTTGTTAATAAAGTATGAACCGTTCTTCTTACTAAGTTACCTCTCGGGTTAGTTTGAAGATTATTTTGAGAGATCTACTTCAGAGAGCTCAAAGAGGTTATCCCTGTAATCTGCTCAGTTGCCCTTGCTGACTCATTTGAATTGCAACAATTTGTTTATTCAATTCATCAACTTGAGCTTTATTTTTTACATAATCCGCTTGCATTAAAGAATCTCTTTTAGCACGGAGTTGATCAATCGTTTCTGGTACGTTTTCAATACCACGACCTTCTATATATATAGTATCCCCCGTTAGCATCTTTGTCAAGGCTAGTTGTGATTTAAGAAAGTTTGCATCCCTAAATAAACCAACTTCTGACATTTTCTCAATCGTTTCTTGAGGATACATTTGAGTAATCTTAGCGGAAATATTATTGATGTTATTTCCATAATCTTTACCCCATTCTTTTCGTAAAGTTGCTTCTGCTTCTTTCAATTCAGCACCTGCTTGTTCAGCTTGTTCTTGTTGATATTTATTTACAAAATCATTTTGAATATCAATATAGGCTTTACACATATCTTGATATTGAGTAGCTGTTAGATTTGCTTTATCGGCAATTTGTTGAAAATTAGAGAAGTCAAATGATTCTTTTCCAAACTGTTGTCCTTCTGCTTTTTCATACGTGAAATCATATTCAGCAGGGGAAGCGGGTTTTCCGAGTTTGGTATAGAACGCAGTAACATCTTCTGCTGAAGATGAAGCATCAGGGATTCGTACCGATTTTGAAATAGTTTGTTGTGCAGAGATATAATTCTTAAAAACATCTTGGACATTATTAATTCTTCCCCATTCAGCTCTATCTTTTAAATCTTCTGGAATACAATCTTTCCAACCTTCTGTCATAAACTGATTCATATCAAAAGAAGTTGGAGGTGTATCCTGTGCTGGTGGTTCTGCTGATGGTTTAGCTGGGGGTGTATCTTGTGCTGGCGGTGTATCTTGTACTGGTGGTCTTTCTCCTTGACCTTTGTTTAATAAATCTTCTGGCATAATTCCTCCTTATTTATTGATAAATTGTTCTATAGATGCAAGAGTATCTTCTGATATTCTTGCTGACATTGTTAATATATATTCTATAACTTCTCTATGTGCTGCTTGTTTTGCAAGTTGAATAGGATCATTTGTTTGCGGAGCTCCATAATATTTAAATCTCATAATAAGATCTTCTATTACTTTACTTGCTACCTTTCTTTTACTAATATCAGAACTATTAAAAGTAGCTTGATAAGCTTTTTTAATATCTTTATCTATTCCTTTTAGTTTATAAAAAAATTGTTCTAAAGATTCATTCATTACATCATTCCTCCAAGCATAGCAGAAATATCTCCACCACCTTGTTGTTGAGCTTGTGCCATAGCAGAAGCTTGATCTGCTTGAGCAGCATCCTTAGCAGACTGAGCTCCTGCTTGTAGCATTTGAGCTTGTTGCATCATCATTTGTTGCTGCATTAACATTTCTTGTTGACGAGCTGCTTCTTCTTGTCTTTGTTTTACTTCTTTTTCAGAATATAAAATATCAGAAGGAGCACCCAGTAAATAAGTATATAAACGCATAGCTTTTTCTACATTAAGAATTTCCATACCACCTACTTGAGCTAATTGCGCTCCGAACGCCAAAGAACGTTCTATAGCTGATACATCGAAATGTCTTTGAGCTTTTGCTAATGGTGATTGAAAATCCATTGTTAAACCAAAACCTGCATCGAAAGCTTCTTTTAATTGTTCAGGAGGTTCTGGTAATATACCACCACGTCTTTGTAATATCCTAAATACTCTTATAGCCATAGGTTTAAGAGCATCTCTTTCTAAGTTACCTTGCCACGGGGACATTAATTTTAATTGAAGTAATTGTTCTTGCATAGCTTGATAAGTATTATCTTTATCAGTTTGTTCAATTAAATCAATCATCATACCTTGACGTACTTGTTCACGGGCATCTTTAATTGTTTCTATATTAATTTCAAAATTACCTATCGTATGCATCGGTTCAGCTACACGAGCTGCATCCATTTCATGATAATTAAGTGCAGCTGGTTTCATAGATAGAGGATTAATATAAGTATCTATAGGTACATTCATAGCAGGATGTAATGCTAAATCACCTGCGTTTAATTTTTGTTTAGCCAATTTATTTAAAGATTTAATAGTATGTCTTATATTCATAGCAGGAGAAAAACCATACGTATACCCAGCAGGAACATTAATCCTGCCGATACAGTATGGAAACTCCTCATATCCTGATTCAGAAACCAATTTCTTACTTTGATAATCTAGCCAATAAGAAGCTATTGGCATATTTGTTCTATCTTTCTTTTTCGGATCATAAACAGGTCTTGGTAGTACAGCGTGAATAAATATACGTTCTTTTAAAGGATTATTTTGAACATCATTTAATATCTGAGGTCCTACATTCTGACCAAATAACATTACGGCTTGTTCATTAGTTAAAGATACTGTTCTGTATACTTCACCTATACCTCCGTATATATCGTTTAATACAAATAAATCCTTAGTAGAAATAGGTTGAACATTTAAAATCTTTTCTGAAAAATCTTCTATAATTAAAAAACCAGAAATAGAATAAGCAATTAATTCTTGACAAAAGCCATGATAAGGACTGGATATATGCTCATTAATATGTGAACATACTATTCTAGATATAGTATCTAAATAATTTTTAACATCATAGCTTTGCATTAAAGATTCAATAGTCATACCTTGTGGTGGTTTCTTTTGAGATGGAAAAGTTGTTAATCTAAAAGTAAACCATTGAGTTGCAGGATTTGCTGTATAAGAATATAAGGCTGAAGCTGCTTTAGTTAAAGCATTAGTAGCAGTATCATCATATATCTCTACGTGTCTATCATAAAGAGAAATAGCTCCTGTGTTAGGTTGAACATCATAGAAACCTCCACGATAAGGAAGTACATAATTAGATACTTCTTGCCATATCTGAAGATAAGATTGTCTTTTATTTCTAGCTTCTTCAAACCGTTTAAATAATTGTTTTGCTTTTTCATCTTGCTCTAATTGTAAAGCCAGTTGTTTTTGATCTAATGGAGCTTTAGAAAAAGTATCGTCTTTCATTTGAAACGGAAAAGTTTTATTTTGTCTGTTTTTTTGTAAATTATCTAATCCGTTTGTCATTGCTTTATCCTAAAGTATTAGTTTTATTATCAGAACCAGACAGCATATCTCCTATAACAGAAGGAGTACCTCCTGCTGTTAATAAAGAATAACTACCATCTAAACCTACACTATAATCTGTTGATTGATTAAATGTATTAGCATAAGATCTATTTGCACTGGTTCTCGCACCTAATGCATTAGATTTAGCTGATGCTTGTTTTTCTTGATCTCTTTTTCTTTGTTCATTATATTGTCTTTTTTGTTCTTTTAAAGAAGCTTCTGCTATTGCATTACCTCTTTTTGCTGAGCTACTTGCACCACCCATTTTATAAATTCTCCTATGTTAAATCTGTATATTTCGTTAAAGATAATTCTGAATCTGCAAAAGAAGGAGAATTACCTGATAACACGCTATAATTTCCTGTTGGATTTGTTTTAAAATCTTTTGTAAATAATAGGCTGTTAGTTCCTTGGCTATATAGTTTTTCACCAAGTATATTAACAGATTGATATGCGTTCCACGCATCTGATTTTAATTGTGTATCTTTTCTTTGCTGATCTGCTCTTTGATCTCTATAGGTTTGCTGTTGGAATAATAAAGACTGTTGTGATACTCTGTTAGCTTCTTTAGCAGACTTAGCAGCCATACCTGCGGAAGCTAAAGAGAATAAGCCTTGAACAACTATTTGTCCGCCTACTTTACCTACGTTATTTTTAATTCCAGTTCCTATTTTATTTAAAAGAGTTTTAGGAGCGGAAGCTGATGTAGGAGTTGTAGTCGTAGTTGTTGTTGTACTAGAAGCTGTATTTCCAGGTACAGGAGCAGATACAGCATTTGTTGTAGTAGATCCACCAGCTGTAGGAGCTGTCGCTGTTGTATTGCCTTGTGTTAAGGCTTTAGTAGTAACTTTAGTATCAGGACCTATTTTTGGTCGTAAACTAGGACCATTTGGTAATATAGGATCTTTAGCTGCTTCAGCTATTGTTACAGCATCAGGTTTTTCTGCTAGTGCATTAGTAGCTGTTGTTGCAGCATTACCACCTATTTTACTACCAAAGGTTATTAATCCTTGTCCTATTTTACCAGATATAGAAGCAAGTTTAGAACCTTCTGTACCTACCTTAGCAACAGCTTGACCCATATTAGATACAGCATTTCCTATTGCACCAGAAGAAAAAGCTCCACCTATTGCTCCTCCTGTTGCTCCTATACCTCCGCCAATTAATCCACTTTTTAATATATCTTTAAATTTGCCACCTCGAATTGCTGCGGTACCAGCACTGGTAGCCATACCTATAGCAGCTCCAGCAGCAATGGATCCTATTAAACTACCCGATATTGCCATTATTAAAACCTTTATTAAAGTACTTTATATTCACATCATAAACTATTTAATATAATAGTGCAAGTGATTAGAATTTAAAAATATCATAATCAAGTTTAGCATACAGCTGTGTGTTATTCTTTTCTTTATTTTTTGTATGCCTGGGATTTTTAGATTTCATTAATTCTCGCATTTCTAATTTAATAGCTCTTTCTCGAAGTGGGTTATAATTATGATCCGCTTCAGGAAGTAATTTAGAAATAGTAGCTGCTCTGTTATCTATAAAAGCTATGATAGCTTGACATAAATAACGAAAGGCATCAGCACCATGCGAAGACCAGTCGTGGCAAGGTGTATCTTTAAATTGTTGATTCTTTTCATCCCAGTCTTTATGATATTCTTTTAAAGCTCTGATACCTTGTAAACATTTAGATCCATCAAAAGTAACTTTTAAAAGTAATCTACGAACTAAGTCAATACCTTCTGATACGTCTGATTTAGGTATAGCTCTGAATTTTATACCATATTTTCTAGCTACATCTTTACGAGTTACCCCTGTGGCAACATCACGAGTTGTTATATCGTGTGGACCAAAATGCCTATCTGAATAAATATAGTATTTATGATGTCCAAATTGATTAATAGCCTTTTCAATTTCGTGATCTTCCCAACCAAAATCTTTACGAAGCGTATCAAAATCAGCTCTAACAATACAGCAACATTCTGCTACAGAGCGTTCTGCAAATTCATTATATTCTATTACATTAATTTTACTGTTTGCTTGATCATATTGGAAATACCAAATAGCCATAAAATCTGAAATACCTAAGTCCCATGCTGTATATACAGGAGCTTTAGAATCCCATAGTTGTTTATTAGGAAGTGAACGTCCTTCTGATTCAAGTTTTCTCATAGCTTGACCATAATAAGAACCAACTAAGCCAGCTTCAAATGAACAATAATATTCTTGTTGTATACGTTCTTCAGGTACATTTAAATCTCTTTGTTCTTGAATTGCTTCTGGTGGTATTACAGGAACTAATATACGATTACCGTGATCATCTAAAATAGGTTTACCTTTAATATCTGTTAAAGTTTTCTGTGTATCATCTACAGTAAGAACTTGAACAAAATAATTAGCTCCATTCTTCTTTGCATTTACCATAGATTTAAATAAATCAAATGCATGATTACGTCCACGAGGAGTAGTAATAAAGCATGCCCATCCATCATTTTCATTTAAAATAGGAGAAAGATAATCCCAGATAGCAGGTTTCATTAGAGCAAATTCTGAAAAGTTAATTCCTATAGGATTGGCACCAACTAGAGAATCAAATCTATCAGCACCCACTAATTGAATAAGCGAGCCATTCTTCAACCTGATAGACATATCATCGTCCCTCTTAGATTTTATCAAAGGAGGTGGAATAAAATCCAAAAAAGGAATACCGTCTTTTGTGCTACCAGTCCAAATGATTTTTCTCGCTTGATTCAACAATGGGAGCACATGCCAGTATGTGCCGACTCTTTTTTGAGATTCCTTTATCAGATTATTCCACGCAAGTAAATCTTTTCCTGTACGTCTGTGAGCAAGTAAGAAAGCTCTTTGTCGTGAAGGTGTTTGATCAAAGTAACGCAAGAAAGGATATTGATATTCACGTGGAGTAAACTTATAAGGTAATTTAATTACTTCTTCTTCTATATTTTGTTCTTTTTTCATTCTATAGATTTTCCATAATCTAAATCTAAAGTAAGTTGTTCTATTGTTTCAGTTGGTATATTATCATCTATAACTAAAGAATCTAAAATATCCTTATTATCTTCTAATGGGAGAGATGCTGGTACTATTTCTTCTTCTATACCTCGCCTTTCTAAAGATTTTAGATATGCCTTTTCATTAGTAGAATTAAATATAAAATATAGACGTGCTAATGCGTTCCATGCTACATGGGCAGCATGAAGCAGATGTGTTTCTTCGTCCCACTCACTATCTGCTTCTTTGGCAAGATGTCTTAATAATGCATTGGTATATCTGTTACGTGCATTAACAACAAACTTCCAATTGCCTTTTCCATATTTCTTTACCCCAAATTCCCAAACCTTAGCCACCTTTTCTAAGGGTATATTGAAATCTAAAAACATTTCTCCTAAACGGGGTTTATTGGCATCATATTTAATGCCTTCTTCTTGAATAGCAGTGTCCTGGCTCATTGCTATATTCCTCCTTTATTTTTGTTCTTCTTGTTTTTTCTTTGACTTCTGTAAAGTAGTTGTTTTAGGTTTAGCTTTTTTAACTTTAGTTTTCTTCTTAATTACTACTTTTGGTTCATCAAACTCATCAAAACTATCAAATGGTTCCATTAAATAATCCTCCCTTCTTTTAATTTAAAAGTAATTAGATCATTTGTCAATAATCTCCTCCCCGTTCCCCTCCTCTTGCCCATCAATAGTATCCTGGTCTATAATTAATGCTCCTTCTTTTTTCTTATAGAAAGCTAACATCTTTTCTTGTTGCTTTAATCGCTCCATTTTATCTGCTACAGATGAATCTTCAGTAGTAATTCTTTCTACTTTACCTGTATCATCTACATCATAAACAACACCTACATCCTTTTTAAAACCTAAATCAGCTTCGTTAATGTTGGCAAAAGAAGTAATAGAAATATTATTTACCTGTTGAGCTTTGGTATTTTCAGTAGATTTTTTATTATATTGTTCAGGTAGCTTTGCTTTTGCAATTTCTAACATAAGTTTATCATTTTTAATTTTATAATTGCCTACGTGTTCCCCTTTAAAGAATTGTGGATTTTCAGTACCTTCAATAGCTCTATCAATAAGGGTACTATCTACTCTATCTTTAAAGATTGTCTTAGATACTTCAATAGCTTGCCCAAATTCGGGGAATTGTTGACAATACATCATAATAGTTGAAGCTTTAGAAGTAATTTTTGGGTTATGTTTAAGAGCTCCTGTGATAGTACCCCATTCTTCTATCCCATCTAAAATTAAATCTTTTTCTTCAATCATTATTTTTTTCTGCATATCAGATAAAGTATATCTACTTTGAAGTGCTAATTCCATTTCTGACTTTTTCTTTTGAAGCATAGCTTCTGAAATAGCTATCTCTTTTTCCATTTCTTCCATATTTTTCTTCCTCCTAAGTAAATCTTTAGCTTCTTTTTCTACTGTTTCCTTAATGTCATTGGGTTGTTTTAAAGGATCAAGCAGGTCAATACCTAATTCTTCTGCTGTCAACCTGGCTTTGTTAATTCTGGTAGCATACATTTTAGATATCGTTTGCATTTTAATAGAAAAATCCCTAAGTTTATCATATACATCATATAATTCTAGTATATCAGCAGTAATTTCTTTTAACCATTCTTTAAATTGGTCTGCATCAGATAAAAATTTTAAATGAGCTTCCCTTAAATCGTTGTTATCATGGGTTTCTTTGTAATAAAACTGGTCAAAGCGGTGTATTAGCCGTAATAATTGCTCTACTATGTACTCTTTTGAGCATCTTTTCAACAAAGAAGGTACATTTGGTAGCGGTACGGGCATGTAATCAGGAAGTTCTTTAGCCATAATAAGGTTCTTTCTAGCCCTATGGGCGGGTTTAGCAGGAATAAATCTAAAGGTTTTTTGTTCAAAATGGGCGGAAAAGCAGAATACATCTGCATTTGCGCCTTATTCTAAATTGCTACCACAAAAGTAAAGTCTTGTCAAGGGGGGGTCCATTTTCATCAAAAATGCCTTCAAAGCCAATCAGGATAAGGTTTTCAACCTATTTTTTGCTTCTTGTCGAACATACCTTTCTACTATGGACTTGGAAGATTTTTCAAAAAAAATTCAAAAAATTTTACCCAGGTATATCAATAGTTTTCAGGATTTCATTTTTAAACTGAATTGTAACAATTTTTGAAAAAAATGAAATTTTTTTGAAAAAAAGATTATTCCATTCTATCCCTTGGGAGAGAAGGATTTAGGGGGAAACTCCTAAAAACTTGCTCAAATTTTAAAATTGAATTTTTAAATTTTTGGATTTTGATTAGTTTTTAAGAGATGACCCAAAGATCGTTCTCTCCCAAGGCTTTACATGGAATAATCTTGTTTTTGAAAAATTTACCATTTTTATATACTCAGTATATATAATTACCTATTTTTATATACTCAGTATATACAATATTACAATTTCGTAATATTGTTAAGAATGTCCAACACAATTTATAAATTAAATTTTAAAAATCACTATTAGAAATAGCTAATTGGACATTTAAAATTTTAATTGATAACCTTTAAAGTATTGCTACTGTTGTATTCTAGCCGATTTGTTCAACCGATAAATTTGCTAAGTTTGATAACTTGATAGGGTTATTCATTAAGGGCGATTTTTATTAAGAAATGTAACAATTTTTTAGGGTGCCAAATTGCTCTGGTGTCAGTGTGCATCGGCTTTTTTTGCCCCGCCCCCTACCCCCTTGGGCGTTTGACCCGCTTGCCACCTGCATTTGCCGTAATGCGCCAATCCAGGAAAAGCTTTTTGATTTGATAACTCGGGACGGTTGCACTATAGCTGTCTCACACCCCGACCCCATATCATTTTGCCACACTATCACCTTGCCACCTTGACACCTTGTCAGCCCCAACAGTGTGGCAAAGTTATATATTGGTGGGGGGCGCCCC